CGGCGAGCGGCGATCAGGGCGCGGCCACGGCGAGCGGCACTCAGGGCGCGGCCACGGCGAGCGGCACTCAGGGCGCGGCCACGGCGAGCGGCGATCAGGGCGCGGCCACGGCGAGCGGCGATCAGGGCGCGGCCACGGCGAGCGGCACTCAGGGCGCGGCCACGGCGAGCGGCTATCGGGGCGCGGCCACGGCGAGCGGCGATCAGGGCGCGGCCACGGCGAGCGGCTATCGGGGCCAAGTCATGGGCGCCGAAGGTAATGCCCTCTTCGCCTGCGAGCGCGGCTCCTACGACGGTCGCGGCTACCCCATCGTTTCGGTGGCCTGCGGCATCGTAGGCCGCGACGGCATCAAGCCTCACGTCTGGTATCGCGCCGAGGGCGGCAAGCTGGTCGAGGTGTCCGAGTGACCCTCGCCAGCGCCGCAAACCGCGCCTACGCCCGCGACGACATGGTCACCTTCGACCTTCTCGCCAGCCTTTCAGCGCGCGAACAGGACAAGGCCATTTCCGAGCTTCCGACCGAAGCCCTGCTGGCCATCCTTCCCAACCCGAGTGCAGCCGCCTCTCCCGGCGTCGCCACAGCTTCCGAGGGGCCGCTGCACGCTCCTCGGAGCCGGTCTCGAATGGCCGTCTCCCTGCGTGAACTCGGCCTGTTTCTGGTCCTGCTCTACGCGGTCGGGATCATCGCGGGTCTGGTGCTCTACGGGCTTCAGCTTGGCGGGGTGGTCGGGTGAAAACCGCCGCCATCATCGCAGCCATCACGGCCACGCCATTTCTGCTGGGTCTGCTTTCCGTCGCAATCCTCTTCATCGACCTCAAGATTTCCGGACGAGACCGATGGCAGGACCCGCCGAAAAGCCGCAGCCCGCACGGCTGGAAATCGTCTTAAAACTGGCGTTTTCGCTGTGCAAAACTGAGACCGAACTATCTGAATATACTAAGGTTTTAGCTGATTTGATCGCCTTGGCAACACCAGAAATCCAAGCCGCCGCGCGGGTGATTTACGCCAAGCGCCGCGACGAAATCTGAGAGGAAAGGAAGTCCGATGACTGATCAAGTGACCCACTACAAAGGCTCGCGCGGCCTGATGGAAATCGCCTCCATGCCGCACAGCTACCTTCTGAACGCGCACGACAAGCTGGTGCGCGACGGCGACCCCGAGCGCGAGCCTGAAATCCAGGCCATGCGCGCCCAGATCATCGCCAATGACGCCGCCTTCGCCGAGGCGGAAGCCGCCACGGAGTCGGCCCAATGAACGCCCCCGTCAAAGCCAAGGCTATCGCGACGGCGGTCGAGGTCGATCCGCTGGCCAAGCTTCGCGAACCGTTCCCTGCGCACCAGATCAGCAAGCTCCCCAAGGAGACCAAGTCTCAGAGCGAGCAACGCAAGAAGGATCAGGAGCAAGGCAAGTGGCCGGCCAAATGCACCGTCTGCGGCGGTCTCCACCATCCGAAGGCCGTGCATCTGGACTATGTCGGTCACGCCGCCCTGACCGACCGCCTTCTGGACACTGACCGCGAATGGTCGTGGGAGCCCGCTGCTTATCGCGACGGCCTGCCCGCCTTCGACCAGACTGGCGGCTTGTGGATCAAGCTGACCGTCTGTGGCGTCACGCGCCTCGGATACGGCCATGCGGCGACCAAGCCCGGCATGGACCCAGGATCGCGCGAGAAGGAGGTGATCGGCGACGCTCTTCGTAACGCCGCAATGCGCTTCGGCGCGGCTCTGGACCTTTGGCACAAGGGCGATCTTCACCTTGCCGAAGGCGGCAGCGATGAGCCCGACCAGAACGCCAACGCGGATAGCGCGCCGCAGGAACCCCGCCGTTCCGCCGTGCTGGTCGCCGCCGAGGCCGCGATCATCATGTGTGACACGGTCGAGGCTTGCGACAAGTGGAAGGCCGACAACAAGGCGATGCTCGACAGCATAGACGATGACGAGGTCTTCAACGCCATCGCCAAGGCCTGGAAGGCTCGCCGCGCCGCCGTGGCGCCGCCGAAGGTCGAGAACCGCGCCAGCCGCTCCGATTTCCGCGCTGAAGAACTGGAAGGAGCGCTCCAATGACCGACGCCGCCACCATTGGTCACAATAACCCGCCCGCCGACCCGTTCGACGCGCTCAAGGTTAACGCTGACGATCTGCTGGACCAAGCGCGCACCATCGCCAAGGTCGAGAACGCCGACCAGTTGGCGGCTGTCGAGGCTCTAGCTGACGACCTGAAGGACGCCGCCGCCGCGCTTGAAGCTGAGCGCGTCGTTCGCAAACAGCCGCACGATGACGCGATTGAGGTCATTCAATCGACCTTCAACCCCTACCTCGCGCCGCTGAAGAACAAGGTTCCCGGCAAGATCCCGCTGGCCCTGGACGTGATCGCGAAGGCCAAGACGCCGTATCTGAATGAACTGGACCGGCTCAAGCGCGAGGCCGCTGAAAAGCTACGGCGCGAAGCCGAGGAGGCCGCGCGCATCGCCGCTGAAGCCGCTCGCGCCGCCGCTGGCGAGGACATGGAAGCCCGCGAGGAAGCCGAGGCCCTCGTGTTCCAAGCCCAGACCGCCGCGCGCAACGCCACCCGCGCCGAGACTGCCGCGACCAAGGGAACCGGCCTCAAGTCCTACTGGTCGGCTGCACTGGTCGATCCTACGGCGGCGCTCAAGCACTACATCGCCCGTGACCCGGATGCTGTGAAGGCTTTCCTCGCTGAGATGGCCCGCAAGGACGTGCTGAACGGCGCGCGGTCTATCCCTGGATTTGATGTCGTCGAGGAGCGTCGAGCCGCATGAGCCGCGCCATTCTCGTCTTGCAGAACATAGCATCGCGCGAGAAAGCGGCTCGCTGGTGCATGAACGCTCCAGCCCTCACGACTGTTGAGTTCAAAGAAAGTAAGCGCAGTGTCCCACAAAATGCTATGCTATGGTCATTGTTGACTTGCGTAGCGTCTCAACTGGATTGGCACGGTCAGAAATATAGCGCTGACGATTGGAAAGATTATTTCATGCACGCCTTGAAACGCGCTCGCTGGATGCCTTCGGAAGACGGCGGGATGGTTCCTATCGGTATGCGGACCTCGCAGCTCACCAAGCCGGAAATGGCGGATCTTCTGACCCTGATCCTGGCCTTCGGCGCTCAACACGGCGTCCAGTTTCACGACCAGCGGGAAGAGGTGGCGGCATGAACTACTTCATTTCAGTTGTCATGGAAGAGACCGCTCGGTTCTTCGGCGACATCAAAGCGACCCTGCGGTTCTGGCGGGAGATGCGGCGGGTTGGCCTGCATGGCGACGTTCTGGATCAGCGCATCGTTGACGCCGGAATGTCCATGGTATCCAGCGCGATTGATCGGATGGACTACAGGGCGAACCCGGAGGGCTTCGCATGACCTCCGGAAAAGCCTTGGTCGAAAAGCGCCGTCTCCTGACGCGCATCGAAATCATCACCCTAGCCGTTGAGCAGGGCGGCAAGTGCGGCTGCGGATGCGGCGAGAAGTTGGACGCCGTGCGCGAGGGCGTGATTGACGAGCATGTCATCCCGCTTGAGCTGACAGGCCCGAACGACCTGAAGAACCGCGCCCTCTATCGCAAGCCCTGCGCTGTCAAGAAGACCAAGGGCGACGCAGCGGCCATTGCGAAGGCCAAGCGCCTCGCTGGCGAAACCTGCAACGCCGCCGGTAAGCCCATTCCAGTCCACGTTGATCCGTGGGGCAAGAACCGCTCCGGCGCGGCCAAGAAGGCATGGCCCTCCCGCCCGTTTGCCACGCGAGGTTCAGCATGACCAGCCAAACTAAGATAGCGCCGCCGTTTGATGACCAGACCTTCGACAATTTCCAGCAATGGGTGAACCGGGCGAGTTCCTGGCTGACCTGCCATCCCGAGTACAACAACACCGAGCACGGCGAAACAAAGGGCTGGCGAGGCAAGCACTTCACCACCCTTTGTTTCGACAGCTTCGGCCGGCGATGCCGCAACGGTGGCGATTTTCAGCGCGCCCACGACGAAGGCGCGTTTCCGGTCTGGTGGATTTGGCCTGACCAGATTGTCGAGGCCATCACCCATCGCGCGGCCATCACGCCGACGCCTGACACGACCACGGCGCAAGTCGCCGCAGAGGTCGTTCAGCAGCCCCGGGATGACCTAAAATCTTCGCGCCCGGCAGTTGTTGGGGGTGAGCGGTGAGCCTCAAAGTCCTCGATCTTTTCAGCGGGATTGGCGGGTTCAGCCTCGGCCTTGAAGCGGCCGGCATGGAAACGGCGGCCTTCTGTGAGGTCTCGCCCGTCTGCCGCCACCTCCTAGCCCATCATTGGCCAAAGGTCCCCCAATACGATGACGTCTGCACCCTCACCGCAGAGCGATTGGCCGCAGATGGAATTGCTGTTGACCTCCTCTGCGGAGGCTTCCCCTGCCAAGATCTATCCTACGCCGGAAAGGGTGCAGGTCTCGCGGGTGAGCGCTCGGGACTATGGTTCCAAATCGCCCGAATCCTTCGCGAGCTGCGTGATGCAGGACGGCCCGTTCGGATCGTCGTTCTGGAAAACGTCTCAGCGCTCCTTGGTCGAGGACTCGGAGTTGTTCTCGGAGACCTGGCCGCGCTCGGGTACGATGCAGAGTGGGATTGCATACCAGCGTCCGCCGTTGGCGCCCCTCACAGGCGAGACCGCATCTGGATTGTTGCCTACACCAGAGGCGAGCAACACCAAGGCTTTGGCGATGCGTTCCGGCGGTCGATCACCTCGGAACTTTCTCGCGCCGCTGTGGCCGACGCCCCATGCGAACTGTGGAACTGGGGCGGGTGCTGGACCGAACAAGACGGGCGGCCCGAACCTGCAAACAGCGGTCAAGATGTGGCCGACGCCAAGGGCGAACGACAGTCAAAAGCGCGGAGACTTCGACGCGACGAACCCGCGCAATGGGATTCCGGCGGCGGCGAAACTCTGGGCGACGCCGACAGCGCGCGACTTTCGCTCTCCAGGATCACCGGAAGGACGCGCCAAACGGAAATCGGAATCGAAACGCGGGGAGCCGCTGACCGAGCAAGTTGGTGGGCAACTGAACCCGACGTGGGTCGAGTGGCTCATGGGGTTCCCGCCCGAGTGGACCGCCTGCATGGCCTCGGCAACGCGGTCGTCCCGCAAATCCCGGAAATCCTAGGCCGCGCAATTCTGGCCTCGCTCCAATCTCAAAGGACAGCCGCATGACAGCCCCCACCCCCGAAGTCGTATCCCGGCTAGCCGAAGAACTGCGTGTGCGGGCGATGGGCGGCGCGAGCGTGACCGTGTGCCGGCATCACGACATCGACGACCAGCCCCATGACGGGCCGGATAGAGGCTGCGTTATCGACGCCGGAGACCGGAACGCGTGCGACATCTCTGTTGAGGGTGGTGCGAGCTGGTCGAAAGACGTCTGCCCCTACTGGAAGTCGATGCAGGCGCCGCAGCCGGTCGGCGCAACGCCCGAAGAGACGCTCTCCCTCCTCGCCGCCCGCTCTGCCGATCAGGATCGGATAAGGGAGTTGGAGGGGGCGTTGGCCCGCCTTGGGTCCGTGGAGGCTTTCACTGTCTCGCGGTCCATCGACAAGGATCGAGACGCCGAACTGCTCGCTCGGATCGACTACGCGCGGGCCTCCGGGTCCGGAGAGCCTTCTCGACTGATGGCTGCCCTCGCGGGCTTCGCCGACGACTACATGACCAGCGAGACGCACCACCCCGGCTACGTCCTGATCCCGACCGAGAAGTTTGAGCGCATCCGCGCCGCTCTCCACCCCCACACCAAGACGGAGGACAGATAAAATGGTTCATCCCGGAACACAGGATAGACCCGTCTCGACGCCCAAGAGCGCCGCCTGCACGCACTGCAAAAACGGCTGGTTTGACGGCCGATATGGGGAAGATGTCGAGTGCGTAAATGGCGTCCTGATCGACATCGACGTCGCACACGAGGGCTGGGAAACTGATCTGTCCTACCCTGTCGCACCTTGTCATCCGCAATGGGAGGAGCAGGCCGCTGCGTATGAGGCCGGCGACGACATCAGCACCGATTGCCAAGAGCGCCTGCACGAGTGGGCAGGCACTCCCTACCCCCTCCAGAATGCTCTTAAGCCCGATGATGGCGCCTCTATGCGCCACGATGGTGGGCTCCGGGACGAACACCCTTCCTCTATCGCCACCCAGGACAGGGGCACGAGCCGGGAGGAACAAGGCGATGCCTGAGCCCCAAATCCCTGACGGCTATATCGTCGCCACCGTTTCGCAATATCCCGAGGCCATGACGGATCGGAAGTCGGGCCGAGAGTACCGCCTGAGCGTTCAAATCCTCAACTGCGACACGGGCGATTGCCCGCGCGGCGTCGGTATGGATTTCGCCAGCGCGCTAGAGCACGCCATTTCCAACGTCGGAGGCGACGACGGCTTGTCCGCCGCATTCCGCAAAGCCTTTCAGGGGCCGACCCAATGACCAGCGACACAGAACTTAAGGCGGCGGTGGCCGAGTTGACCTGGCCGATTAGCGGGATCGAAAACCGCTCTGCGCTGGAGGTGTTCGACATCATGTCGGATCGCATCAAGCGCGGTCTCGCCGCCCTCCCTGATCCTGCCGTGGCGCGGTTTCGAGCGCAAGACGATCACGCATCCCCACTTCGGCCCCGACCCGGTCGAGGTCTATGCCATCAAGGTGATCCCATGACTGATCTACTAGCACGCCTGCAAGAGGCAGAGAGCGGCTCGCGGGAGCTGGACACTTTGGTTTGGATCGCGGCAAACCCAAGCCTTCGCATTTTCGACGAAGAATGGCCCGGCGTCTGCATTGACACTGATGGCGCGCCCGTCATTGCCGAGTCTGCAACCACCAGCCTCGACGCCATTGTCTCCCTGATAGGGGAGAAGCTGCCGGAAATCACGATTGAGCTTATGGTCACGGTAGATCAGACGATTGCAGAGCTGTGGTATTCTGACGTTCACAACGGCAAAGCCAAGACCGCGCCACTAGCCCTCTGCATCGCTCTCCTCCGCGCACTGGAGGGGCAAGACGATCATGGGTGAGCCGCGATACCTCACGATCCCGAAATTCTCCGAGCTGAGCGGATATACCGCCAAGGCCATCGAAGTGAAGATCGCCCGTGGCGTCTGGCTTGAAAATCGGCAGTATCGCCGGGCGCCAGACGGGCGAGTCCTGATCGACACGATAGGCTATGAGAAATGGGTCGAAGGCCAACTGGAACCGTCGAGCCGCGCGCGAGCAGCATCCGGCTAAAGTTCACCCACCTTGGGAAGCGTCAGGTAGAGGGCTTGGACCTCGCGCCAACGCCAGCCAACATCAAGGCTGCTGAGCGCCTCTTGGGCCGCATACAGGCCGCGATAGGGGCCGGAATATACCGGCGGGAGGACTTCTTCGAAAGCGCCTCCAAAGCCTCCGCAATTCAAACCTTCGGGCAATATGCCGAACAGTGGCTTGCCACCCTCACCGTCGAGCACGGCACGCTGAAGCACTACCAAGCCGCGATCCGCAATGTCTGGATACCGGCCCTTGGCGACAAGCTCCTTTCCCGCGTTCTGCCATCCGACATCAAAACCGTGATTGCCACCCGCGCAAAGACCGTCACGGGCAAGACGATCAACAACGATCTGATCCCGCTGCGCCAGGCGCTTGAGGCGGCGGTTGATGACGGGCTGTTAGCTGCAAACCCGGCGGCCAAGATCAAGAACCTCAAACACCAGAAGCCTACGCCAGATCCATTCACCGCCGAAGAGATGGAAGCCATCTTGGCCGACCTGAAGGCGCGGGCGCCGGCCGAAGTCTGGGCCTATTTCGAGTTTGCCTTCCTGACCGGCTTAAGGCCAAGCGAGATGATCGCGGTAAAATGGGGGAAGGTCGATTGGGCGCGGTCTCAAATCCGCATCGATACGGCTAAGACCTACGGTCGCGAGAAGGGGACGAAGACCGGCACAATCCGCGACGTTGACCTGACGCCGCGCGCTCTGGAGGCTCTGGTCGCGATGAAGGCTTTCACGTTCATGAAGGGCCTGGACTGTCCAATCTTCGCCAACCCTGCGACAGGCCTGCCGTGGGCGACCGACGAATATCAGCGAGTGACCTACTTCACGCCCGCCCTGAAGCGCCTCGGCATCCGCCACAGGGGCGCGGTACAGACCCGCCACACCTTCGCCACCACCGGCCTCATGGGCGGGATAAACCCGGCCTACATCGCCCGCCAGATGGGTCACGCCAACACGGCAATGCTCTTCACCGTCTATTCGCGGTGGATCGACTCAGCGGACGGCGGGCGCGAGGCGGCCAAGATGGCGGCCCTGCATCGGTCCGAAACGTCCCCGAATTGTCCCAGCGCCGATAGGGACTGCTGATTTCATTCGGCTAATTTGGTGCGGATGAGAGGACTCGAACGCCCCATTTGGGAACGTAAGAGGACCAGAGAGGATCGCTCGTCAAGGCCCGCTTGAAAACGGTCCTCCTGAGTCCTCGGACTTCCTCTCAATTGTCCCGGAAATCGTCCCCGCATAGCGCGCTTATGCGGCTCGCTGCATGGCTTTGCACCCGATGGGGTCAACGCCATTTCTTACCATCTTCCGCGCCTGCTCAGCGGCCTCGCGCGCCTCTGGTAGGCTTACCGTGCGAAGTGGCCCGAGGCCTTTTTCGCGACGAGATCCATTCCACTGGAAAACGAATGTCCACCGCTTGGCGCCGCTTGCATCCACCTTCAGATAGAGCCCCCCACCGTCTGCATGGAGGCCCTGCTTCGTGATGGATAAGACGGACTTTGCCGTCAGCCGGTAAAGGACCCGGCCGCTACCCGGATTCGGGCTTGGCTTGCCCTTTGGATATGATCGCTTCGGAATGCCGGACGGCGCTCGCAGTCCGTCAGACACCAGATCCGCAGCCTTGCGGACGGCCGCAATTGCTACTTCGGCGCTGACGCCAAACCATTCCCCATGCAAGCGGGATTGGCGCAGCAACCAATGGGCCATCTTTTCCACCTCTGGCGCATCAGGAAATACCTCCTGAAGGGACATGGTGAGCCGATACCCAGAAGAGCCAGACAGATTAGCCAAGCGATTTGCTGGATTGATCGAGAAACCTATTTTCTGGCGCTCAGCATCCGCTGTCGCGACATAAACAAAAACGTTTTGTGAGTTTGCCATGTGGAAATCTTACCCATATGACAGCCCTAAATAAAGTGATTTTTGATAACGTTTTCTGTATCTAGAGTGGTCTGAACGTTGATGGACGCTCACGAACGCCAGCGGAAAACAAGAAAAATTCAGATCGAGGCGAAACAGCCGCCCCTTAGCCTATGGTCTTGTGGTGGGGGAGTTGAGGGGCGGCTCGCGTGTCAGGCCGTGGGCCGAAGCCATTCCCTGACTGTTGCGCTGCCGCCCCTGTACGCCTTACTGTCGCTGCGGCCGAATGCTGGTTGAAGCGCAACATCGCGGCGATCCGTGCCTTAGGCGGCGCTTCCCACCGCAGCCCCCTCTCATAGCACATCCCCTCGGGCAGGGGAATCCTAGGGGCGCTTGCGTTCGCGGGGCGGTGTAAGCGCCAGATCCACCAAGCGGCGAATAGCTTCAGCCCGCGACGGCAGGTCCGGCTGGGTGCGGCGCCAGTCGTCAACGCGAGCGCTGAAGTCGCGCGAAACACGCATCTCGAAACGGTCGGACGGTGGAAGTTTCTCGCTCATGATTTGTACGTATCACACGTTGACAACGTATGGCAAGGTGACGTACATTCCGTATTGCTGGCGGCGATGGGCCGTAAGCATTTTTCGGAGCTAGAACCCGATGACTGAAGTTCAGAAGAAGAACGTCGAATCCCTGATCACCAAGGCTGCAACGGCGGAAAAGTCCGAAGACGCCATTCGCTTCTCGCAGGCGGCTACCAACGCGGCCAATGCCCTTGCGGCCCTGTCCAATATCGAGCGCCAAGCGGCCTGACCCAACCCCTCGGATGGATTTCCGGTTTCCCAGCGCACCCTCCCTGCGCTGGGTGATCCGAAGACCACCCCACCCTGCGGCATGGGGTCGCTAAGACCAGAACCGGAGATTTGGACATGACCGCATATCAACTCGGATATCAGATCGGCCACGATCATGCGGCGGGCGATACGGAGCGCTGGCATGTATTCCGCCAGGGCTCGCAAGAACACCGCGATTTCCGCCGAGGTTACGACGCCGCGATGCGCAGCACTTAACCCACCCCTTTAGGCCGCTAAGGAAGAGAATGATGAGCGAAAGTCCATGCATTATTGATGGTGAAATCCTCAGTCTTTTTAAAGGCAAGGAGGAAAAGAGCACTGCGGAGATTTCGCAAGCGCTTGGGAAGCTGATCCAGCGCCCACTGATATATAGGCGTTTGAATGCGCTAAACCGGGCGGATGTGCTCGTCCGGAGAAAATGGGGGAATGCGGTGTTGTGGCGCTTCAACCATATCATTGACCCTCCCGCCAACCCCTAACCACCCCCATAGGCGGCACGAGCCGCGAGAGGAGAAGAGATGACCGTAGAAGAGGCTGATATAGCGCTTCGGAAGGCTCAGGAAGAGGCCAAGAGCGCCGAAGTTCAGCGAGATGCTGAGTTTAAGGTTGTCCGCGAGAAGTGGGCGCCGGAGATCGAGCGCACCACCAAAGCGCTTCGGCTGGCTAATTACGATCTCGGCAAGGCCAGGGAGGAAGCCGCTTCCCATCCATGGGTCGGAAAAGTCGTCTGCAAGACGGAGCGCAAAAAGACCGGCGGCTCGTCATGGCGCCCCACCTACGAAAAGGTCGAGGTGCGAGGCGTGGTCGAAATCGTCGGGCCATCCAATCCTTGGGCTGGTCGGAAATATAACGCGCCGGACCACGGCACGCCAGCCGTTCGCCTTCTTCGGAAGGATGGGAAGCCCGGCATGATGCACGAGGTTCTGTCGCGCTTCACGCTCGACGGAGATGCGACTGAATGGTCCCTGGTTGAACCCTAACCCCCCACTACGGCAAGAGCCGGAGGAGATAGAGACGATGACCAAAATGACCGCTACGGAACTTGTTTCCTACGCCGTGCGGTGCGCCATCCGTGACCGTCAAACCTTTGCCGAGTGCTGGTCTGACGACGCGCCTGAGCGGGCTGAAGCTCTTGACGAGGTTCGCCAATTTCGCGCCTACCTCAAGCGCCGGTTCGGTAGCGCTGAATCTCGCATGGAGATCAATACCGAGGGGGCCACGCTCGTCACACTGGATGAACTTCGCAAGCGCGGCAACGCCTAGCCCCACCTCCAGGAGACCCACCATGACGGATACAGCTCAGCCCGGAACGGGTGGCGGGACGGGCAGCGATGATCTAGGCGACCGCATGAAGTCTTACGAGGGATTCGAGACCTCGCGCCGCTTGGACGTGTCGAAGCCGGTCATCGTTCGCATCGACGGTCGGTCGTTCTCCCGATTCACCCGAGGCTTCCTGCGGCCATACGACGCCCGCATGTCTCGGTCTATGATCAAGGCGACCAAGGTTCTGGTTGATAAGTCGCACGCCCTGCTAGGGTACACGCAGTCGGACGAAATTTCACTCGTCTTCATGGCGGGTGAAGGCTCGGACATCTTCTTTTCGGGGAAGGTCCAGAAGCTGACCAGCGTGCTCGCGGGCCTGGCCACAGCGGCGTTCGCTCGAGCGGCGTCGCGTGAGTTTCCCGACGAGATCATGGCGCGGCTTCCGCACTTCGACGCGCGCGCCTTCAATGTGCCCGACCTGTCGGAGGCGGCGAACTGCTTTCTCTGGCGCATCCGGGATGCCGAGAAGAACGCGGTGTCGATGGCGTGCTTCGACCTGTTCTCACCGCGTCAAATGCACCGCAAGAATGGCCCGGAGCAAAAGGCCATGCTCGCTGAAGCTGGGGTGGACTTCGAGGCGTTCCCGGCGTTCTTCCGCGTGGGGACGTTGGTCCAGAGAGCGACCGTCCAGCGCACCCTGACCGAAGACGAACTGGCCAGCATCCCCGAGAAGCATCGTCCAGCGGCAGGCAAGTTGGTCACGCGGACGCAAGTTGGAGAACTGGCGATGCCACCGAGGGTCGATCATGCGTGGCTTCTGAAGGCCCTCCCCGCTCCTCCACCTATAGGGAACTGAACGATGCTGCTAAGGCTTGATGATAAACCGCGTACCTTCGACTTCCGTCCCGGCAAGAGTGGATGGGGGCATAACCTGCACGCCAGCACATTCCGGTCGGCGCCGCCTCGCGTGGTGAAGCGCGGATGGTTCAAGAAGCCCCTGAAGGTCGAGCGCGTGAGCGTGATGGTTCACTGCGAGAGCCCGCGCCGAGGCGACACCGTGATCTATGAGGCTAAGAGCGGCCTCGTCAGGAGGTGCGAGATCGTGGACATCAAGCCGTGCCGAGACCCGCACGACATGTTCACCCTGACGCTTGAGGAGAAGGCCTCTCCGGCCGCTGTAGATCAATAAGGATGAGACCGATGGATGAAATTATCAGAGACCTATTAGAAGCGGCGCGGGACATGCTCTATGCGCTGGAATGCGAAGCCGAGGTGATCGAAGTAAATCCCGATGAGCCCTGCGAAGCCGAGGAGACTTGCGGTTTGGCTTTCTGTGAAACTCGGGATGCATCGTGCTTCGCATTGGCCTAGCTCGTGCGGCTATCGCCAAGGCTTCAGGCGCGTTTAACGCAAAAAGCGCCGCCACCCCGAAGGATGACGGCGTGTAGTAATTTGCATTTTTTGCAAGTTATTCAGTGTAGCTCAACCCGCGAGGGGAGCGGAGGCGTGGTGCGGCGCCCTATGGCGCGGTCATCGAGAGCAACTCTGTCGGATCGCTAGAAGCCTCCGGGTTTTCTCCCGATTGTCAGCCCCGAACGCGGCGAGCCATTCCAGATAGAGACCGGTCCCGTCCTTTTCAGCCTGAGTGACCGGGGCCGGTATTGCAGCGCCATCTGGCACGCGGGGCGCTTCAGGAACGGCGGCCGACGCCTCAACGATGCACTTCGGAGGCGCTACCGTCAGATCCGGTTTGGCCCACAATGGAGCGCAGGCCCCGAGCGTCGATGCTGCCGCGAGAGCCGTCAGGGTTTGAAGGCGCATTGATGTACCTCTCGATTGTCCGCCCGCGCTTGGTGGCCTCCGATAGGCCAGCCGCACAGGCCGATTGCAGGGCGTCATAGGAGTTGGTTGCGGCGGTCGCTTCCGAGGCCCTGGCGCGCTCGCTGGCGGCCCTGGCGTCGCTCACGGCGGTGATGGTCGCCTTGGCCTTTGCAAGGTCGCCTTGAGCCGATTTCAGGCGCGCGGTCTGGACGGCCGAGAAGGTCAGGACCAGGGCTATGACCGGCGCCCACCAGAAGCGGAGGAGGAGCGCGGTCATGCCACCACCTCAAGGTCACGGTCGCCGCTTTTCCAGATGGCCTCGCGGATTGTGCGGGGCAAGATGATGCAGCCCTTGGACGCCGTGCCGGGCGCTTTGATCGAGTCGCCATGCACTCGAAACGCTCCCCGCCCCGTCCGTGCCTCTACGTCGTCACCGGGCTTGGCGTCCACCGCGTCCAGCGGCATGGCGAAGGGGCCGACGTTCTGGCTGTCGTAGGGCTTGCCGATCTTGTAGCGGCCGGCCGGGATCGGCCCGATACCGGGCACACCCTCAAGGGCCGGGTTGTTCTTCCCCCGCCCATTGCCGGAATAGCCGCGCGAGATCAGCTTTCCGTCGCGGGACAGTTCGCCAGAGCTTTGATCGTAGTGCCAGGTCATGCTATGATTTCCCTGTGATGCGGCGGCGCTGATTGGAAGCGCGGAGAGATTGCCCCGATGCAAGTTGCATAACCAATCGAAGGTCAGCGCTTCGGGCTAGCACGGCCTGACAGGACCCTAGAGCTAGGGAGTCGGTATCAAGTCCGGCCCGCATCACGCCTTAGTCTCCGTAACGGTGACGGTTCCGGCCACGTTGAGTTCGGTTGGCTTTTCATCGTCGTTGGTGAAGTCGCCCTTGATCCCGGACTTGCTGGCGTCGATCTTCAGGTTGACATCGAAGGTTGATACGATGGCGACCAGCAAGGCGATGAAGGCTCCACCCCCAAGCCAGCCGAGAATGTCGAGCTGCTTGGAAGCGTTCTCAGCAGGCCAGCCAAACCGAACCGCTGCGCCGAACCCGGCAAATACAAGGGTCATGGCAATGCCCGCCCCTAGCTGCGTCCACTCCTTCAACCTCGCCGCTGCAATCATGGCTGACCATGCGCGGGCGATGATGTTGGGCGGCCTTGGGCCAATGGAGCGGCGGAACCAGGTCATAGCCCAAGCTTCTTTCTGATGCCGTCTGCAAAGAAGGTGGCGGTAGCGCCCAGAGCGGCCATCACGGTCATGACGCTGACCTGAAAGCGCTTCAGAGCCGCCACGTCTTCCTTGATAGTCGGGATCTCCTCGCTAACCTTTTCAAGGAGCGCGATCCTGCGTTCGTGATCGTCTCTCATCGAGATAGGCCGTGATGAGCACGAACAGCACTACGCCGATCAACATGCACGCCAGCGCGAAGTAGACCCGCCACACAACGCACCCCCGGGAATGCATTGACGAGCAACTGGAGCGCGCCAATTAGGTTCAGGTACAATATAGACGTGTATCTGAAATCCTGTCCGGCGTACCAACCTTTCAGCGCGGCATAGTGAACCACCAATCCGAGAACGAAGAGGAAGGACATCACGAACTTCCACCATCTGACCCGTGTGGTCAGCCAGTAGAGCGTGACGACCAGCGCGAGAAGGTCGCCTCCAACCATCCATGTGGTTTCGCCGATCCCCATAGGGCCGGGAGCGCCGCTGCGAACGAGGTAGGACAGTTCCAACAGGATCGCCAGAAGCGCGGCTGAACCCAGCGTGTCGCCATGTTCCCTGAAGTCCACCAAGGCCGCTAGCGCGGACACGACGAACACCATGAACGTTCCAGCCGCAAAGAGCGTGAACACCTGGACCGAGTTCATGTGGAGGATGAAATCCAGCATGGTTTTACGGAGCCGGCGCGGGTGGTACGTCCTTTCCGCCGCCTACACTCAGCGCGGATATGCCGCCGTCTGAGTGTATGTCCTCTTCAAAATCCCGGATCAGGGCATGGATGCGGCGCCAGCGGCGAAGGCGTTGGCCGGTAAGCCGGTTCTCGATCTCTCGGATGACAGCGACCGCTTGGCCGTGCAGTTCGTCGTTGGTCAGAGCGTCCATCGCCCCATCTCCTGTGTTGACTCTGCGGCGACTGCACCGCTTGTTGTCCGAGCCTGATCAGGCCCCGGATGTCCATCGTTCGGGAGGCTCGGGAGGGTGGTGACACACCTTCCCGAGCCGGTGTCTTATGATAGCGGAATTCCAATCACGAACACGTCGCACGTCGCGGCCGAGCCAAACGCGGACGAAAGCTTAGCGTACAAGGTCCCATCACCTCGCCGAGAGCTGCTTGCCAAGGATGGCCGCAGAACAACGCCCGTAGCCGTCAGGGACGTCAGGCTTGCGGCGCTGACCAGAACCGTACCGCCGCCACCCGTGCCGGTCGCGATGGTCATGGTCCCGGCCATGGCCGCCATGGAAGTTGAAGCCCTGGTGATCAGCACCGTCCCGGTCGTGATCGGAAAGATACTGTCGCTGAAAGGCACGACCTGATTGAGCGGCTGGTCCGCCGTCGAGTTCAGGTCGAAGTTCAGTTTCTGCCAGAGGATCTGATTTTGCCCGAAGAACGTAGCCGAGTTCTGCGGATAGGCGAAAGGATCGCGCATTCCCATGAGTGTGTCCTACCTTACAGCATAGACGTTGTTGGCCGCAGCCATGGCGGCGTATGTGAAGTTGGTCGGGTGGGCGCCATCGTCGGTGTACTTGTCGGCGGTGCCGTCAAAGTTCCACTTGGTCTCGATGCCCGGCGCAGCGGCCGGCGTTGAGAACTCGACGTAATAGTCCATGCCGGGGATCGACTTGGCCCTGATCCAGGCATTGGCCGCGACCATCAGCGCACTGTTGGCGTCTGCGGTCTGGTCGGCCGCGCTCGTCCAGTTACCCGAAGCCGAGGTTGTCTTGGGCGTCAGAGTCGGAACAATGACCCGCTTGTTGTAGGGCAGCAGATCCTGGATCACCGAGGCCATGTCATCCTTCCATTGCTGGAGGGTGCGGCCATAGTTAAACAGGTCATTGTGCCCGAAGCCGAGGAACAGGTGCGAGCCCGTCATCGCCAGCAGAGCCCGGCGGCGGCGGTTGTTGAGCGCGTAGGCGTCCACCTGTTGGAAGATGCCCGTTCCGCCGACGCCCAGATTGAAGGTGTCGTACACCGCGCCAAACAGCCTCTCAGCGCCGGACACGTTGCCGTTCGCGTCGCCCTCGCCAAGGTTCCAACCGTTATAGCCGGCCGTGATGCTGTCCCCGAGCAGGCAGTAGGACGGCGCCCATTGCATGGCCTCGCCCGTGATCAGCGTGGCCGAATAGAAGGCGTTGGAACCTGCGTTGGTGATCGTGCCGGAAAGGACCTTGTTGGTCAGGCCGGTACCGGCTTCCACAGCGTCGCTTTCCGCCCCGAACAGGTTGGAAATCCGCGTGCGGGGCTCAAACGGATAGGTGCCCGCCGTTCCCGCATCAACCCACGTCCATTCGGCGTACCAGGCATTGGCCGGGATGGTGATGGGCAGGATGTCGGTCTCAAGGATGTCGCCGCGAGCAATCTGCATGTTCGTGCCGCCGCTCTTGGTGAACGAGCGACGAGCCGCGCCGATGGGGTATTCGATGGCCGAGTTGACAACGATGGAGTTGCCGTTGTTGATCTCGGTGCCATTGTAATCGCAGTAGAAGTTGGAGAAATAGGCCCGAAGATTGGTCTTAGCGACCGGGCCATTCTTCCGCAGTTTCCGGCATTGGGTTTGGTTAAACCCGGCTCCGCTGATCGCATATGGGATTGAGAACCGCGAGCCCACCGGCATGAGGTCATAGGTGCGCGTCGGCTTCCACAGGGCTTGGCCCGGCGTGTTGTCCAGCAGCGTCCACGTCATGCCCGTGGTCGGGTTGGTGTAGGTGATCCCCACCCGCCCGCCGGTCGCCGTTGAAGGGTTGCCGGAGGACGATTGAGGAAGAGCAGCAGCGGCTAGACCGCGTGCGCCGGGATCAATGGGCATCGCTGCGCCTCCTTATTGCGAGATTTGATAGGCGAGCGTGCCGGAGGTGAACGACGTGCAGTTCAGGCGGTAGATGACGCCCAACTGCGGCTCCTCGACGATCTCGGAAATGTTGGCAAGCGCGGTGCTGTTGTAGTCCCACTTGTTCATCTGAACGGAACCGACGACGATCACGCACCAGGTCGTGCCGCCGTCGTACGACCGTTCAAGCTGGACGGTCGCCACGGCTGTTCCGGTCAGGAAGACGTTGAACTCGCCCCACGCCATGATCCGCAGGGCGGGCTTGAACGGGGAGGATTGGCCGGTCGCGGTGAACGACCCGGTGACGGGAATGGACATTGATCGCCCCTATGTTGGCGCAAAGAAAAACCCCGCCGGAAGACGGGGTGGGTTTGGTGTTGAGTTAGGCGACGCCGCGAATACGCAGCTCACCGCGAGCGCCAGCACCTGAGGGCTTGGTCGCATCGCCAGTCGCGCCGCCGCCGCCGCCGGGAGCGGAGCCCGCAACGCCGTTGTCGTTGTACTTGCCGCGCCCGCCGTTGCCGCCGAAACGGGAGGTTCCGCCGAGGCCATCGGCAGAACCGCTCGTATTGGCCGCCCCGCCGCCCGCGCCACCGTAGATGCTGTTGCCGCCAGCACCAGAGGTGCAGCCACCGCCCGCGCCGCCGTAAATGGCGTTGTATCCCGCTCCTGACAGCGATGCGCCGTCAGCGCCTCCAAAACCCGCATTGTCGCTTGCGGTCATGCGAGGAGCGCCACCAGCATCGGTGGTTGCTGCCGCCTGAAGACCGCCGCCGCCGCCGCCGGCTGCACCAGAACCAGCGATGCCCTTTGCGCCACCGTAGGCTGTCACCAGCGTCCCAAGCGTCGTGTTTCCGCCACTATTACCGTTGGCTCCTGTCGCAGCAGCGCCACCCGCACCGATGGTAACAGTTTCCGTGGTCCCAACGGCCGACGCCGAAATCCTGTACGGCGTTTGACCCCCGCCGCCGCCGCCACCGCCACCATTGGCATTTGAACCGCCCGAACCGCCGCCACCCCACGCCTCGCCCTCAAAGTCGAGATAGCCGGGCGGCTTGGTGAAGGTCCCCGAGGCCGTGAAGGTCTTGGAAAACCCCTTGATGACGTAGGAGGTGATTGCCGAGGCGTCACCTCGGAACAGACGGAACTCGCCAGGGTACATCACGAACGAGGCCAGCCCGTCCGTGCCCGAGACCGTCACGTCATAGGTCGTTGGGTTGTAGATGTAGGCGAACCACCCGGAGCCCAGCGTCGCGGCGGAATCAAATGACAGGGTGATTGCCGCCGTTGCGGTGATCAGCGAGCCGCGATCGTTCAGGACGAGCTGATAGTTCGAACTCTTGGACGAGCCCGGCATGATGTTCGTGGACGTGCCCGCCAGAACTTCAGCGACCCGAAGCGGGGTCATCAGCTTGTCGTTGGCCGTGCCCGCGAGGGCCTCGGCCTGACTGGCGAGGTTCAGAAGGACCGCGTTGCCGAATGCAGGCTTGTTGGGGAGCGTCGAGTAGTCGTAAGCAATCGTGCCCTGGATCGTCGATGCGCCGGCCCACGTCGCCAGATAGCCCGTGGTCGGCGAGCCGGTCGCCAGCACATCACCCGTCCCAGGACCAGAGGGGCCGCGAATGTCAACGGCGCTTGCGATCAGGGTTACGACGCCCGAGGAGCCGAGATATCCGCTCGTCGGCGGCGTGCCGTCCCCGCCCGTCCACGTAATCGCCACGACGATCCGCAGGCTGTCGGCCACTAGCGACAGGACAGGCGTCCAGCCGTTGTCACCGCCTTGAGCAATGATCTCGTCAAGGATCTCCTGAGCCGAGGCTTCAGCGGCTTCCGCACCCGCCTGAGCGGCGACAGCGGCGACCTTGGCGGCATTTGCTCCCGCTAGGATCGCCGCATCTGCGGAGGTCGTTCCGCTCACTCCGTCCCACGCATTGGCCTGCCCGTCGCTGGTCCCCCGAGCCACGCTGTAGACACCATCGTCCGGAGCCCAGATCGACACGAACTGGCCCGAGGTGTCGGACGTGATCGGCTGGTCAAGCGGCACGGAAAGCGCCGGGTCGGAATAGACCGTAGCGGGCGTCAACGTGCCATTCAGGTAGAACTGAAGCGTCGCGACCACCGGCTGACCGTTCAGGCCAAAGCTCGGCATGGCGCCGGGGATGTAGATCAAAACCGCCAAGGGCCTTGCTCCATATGAGAAAGCCCCGCGCCAAGGGCTGCGGGGTGTGATAGGGAATAGGGGTGAGACACTTGCTAGCGTTGCTATTGCCGCCCGAGTGGACGGTTTGGAGCCTGCTTCAGCGGGTGGTCTACTGGGCCGTTTTTGTCGGCGGGATGCTGTTGCTCCACACCATCTTCAAAGGCCTCATGGCCCTACTGGTTGGCCTGGCTTCCTGAGATCTGCGCCAGAGCGTTCGACGTCCGCGCTGTGTCCGGAACCGAAGCCGCGAGAGGCTTAAGACCGGCGTCCCTTAGAAGCTTGTTCAGCTCGCTAGGCGGAAGTTGCAGCAAGCGCCCGACTTCGTCACGGGTGGCGCGGTCCAGCGGCATCCGCGCACCACGATACCCGCCCATAACCGGCGATGCGATGATCTTAAGCGCGGCCTGTAGGGGCTTGCCTTGGAACGCAGATCCGGCGGCGCTCGCCAAGTCACGAATAGCGCCCTCCTGATCCGAATTAGCCGCAAGCAATTCCATGCTGGGCGAGCCGTTGTTGGGCATCATCCGGCCACCCGTGCGGGCTAGGCTGGCCTCTTGCTCGATCTTCCCAAGGAAGGCTTGGGCCTTTTCGGGGCCGAGCATCTTGGCGAGCTTTTGCCCGTAGAGCGGCTGTTGAATGTCCTTCAGGCGCAGCTTGCCGGTCTGTGCTGCTTCGAAGGCGTCGTTCACAAACCCCGCGATATGGGCTTCCTGCTCAGACGGGGTCAGCTTATCGTAGCGAACCTCGAACGAGCGCATGGGAATGTTGCTCTTCATGAGCTTTTGCGCGTTGCGGAAGGATTCCTCCAGACGGATAGGCTCGCCACCGGCATCCAGCGCAGCGCGATAGGTCGATCCCTCCGGCGCAACCAAGCCCCGATATTCGTTCAGGGTGTTGAGGATGGCGCGGCCCTTTTCGTCCAAGACCAACCGACCAGTGGTTTTATCGCGATAGGTTTCGAGCAGGTCATCCAGACCGCGCTTGACATAGTCATGCGTTTGAACGGTCGGGCGGCGAACGAAGAACGGCTCCGGAGCAACCTCCCTTTGCACGGGAACCTGTTGCTTGATTTCGATTGGCTCACCGAGGGAGCCGCGCTTAGTTAGCGTTTGGGTCTCGTAAGCAGTCGTCGGCTTTCCAGGTCCGACCGGAGTTTGCAAGCCAAGCGCGGTCGGATCGCGGCCCTCCTCTTGAGCGATCGACACCGCGCGACGCATGGCCGCCCGCATGCTTGGACGCTTGTAGAGCGCATCTAGCTTGGGGCTATCAACTGCCTGTTCGGCATAAGCGGCGTCATAGAGCGGCGTGGCTTTTGCGCGCAACGCCTTGGCGTGAGCTACGTAGTCGCCAGCGATGGCCTCAGGGGAAACGCCGGTTACTTCCTCCAGATCCGAAAGGACGCGGGACGGCAGGTTCGTCTGACGCTGGCGCAGGGTGCTTTCCAGGGCGTCACCGGTCTTGCCTGCTCGGCGGCCGATGACCGACAGGTCAGTCACACCCGGACGACCGATGGCTTCAGCCGCCGTGATAGGCTTGCCAGCGGCTTCAATCGGGTTGGCCGATAGCGCGTTGGGAGACGTCTTCTCGGCGCGGTTGGCAAGGCCCTGCACGTAGCCAAGCGCGTTCTTGGCAGAGCGTTCCATTTGGCGAGCGGAAGGCTCTGCGAGGTCTTGACCAAGGCCGAGGCGAACCTGATCAGCCGTTTCGGACACGGCGCCCTTGAGGGCGTTACCGGCGACCTGAGCGCCGCGCGCAACGTAGGGAACCGCGCCACCCAGTGCGCCACCGATGCCAGCGCCCTCAATGCCCCCCGTAAGGCGCTTTTCGCCGCGATTGTTGCCCGCCCCCGTAATGCCGCCGACGACTGCGCCGACGCGAGCCGAACGCAGAGCCGCCTGACCAAGGCTGGCGGACTTGCCAACGTACTTAGCCGCAGCGGCAGCGCCCGGCGCTGCAAGGCCGCCAGCCACCTGAAGGCCGACGTTTTGGACCGGATGCTCGCGCGCGAACTTGGCGTCCTGCTGTTCGTTGGCGTCCATCACGGCGCGGTAAGCATCGCGAGCCGTGTAGCCTGCCCCCTTGCCGCCCGTGATTTTGGAAAGGGCGTTATTGATACCAGTTTCAGCGCCAGCGCCAAGCGCGTCTAGTTCATCAGCAAAGCCGAAGCTGGCGCCCTTGGTGAAGGCGCGAACCTGAGCGGGCGTCGAACTCACGCGGCGTTGGGCGTCGGTGTTGGCGCGCTCTTGCGCGCTTGGAGCCTTAGGAGCGGCCTTAGGGTTGGACCTGGCCCACTCCTGAGCGCCACGCATGGCGGTGGCTTCGTCCGCCGCTTGGATCGTGATCTTGCGGCCGTCAGGCGATTGGATCGTGTAGGTCGGCACTATTTGACCTCCGTAATCGTCCAACCATTTCCCGAGGCGACGGGCTGGGCTTTCTGAGCACCCTGCGGCTGCTGCATCTCGACGCCGAACCACTTGCGCCAGGGCGTCCATCCGTTGACCTGGGTATTGCCGCCCTCAACCCGAAACAGTGGGTTAGCGTTGGCGTAGGCGCTCCACGCCTCCTGCGCTCCGGTCAGGCCGCCATTGCGCTTGGCCCATTCTTCCATGAATGCGGTTTGGTCGGCTTGGCGAACAGCGCCCGCGCGGATCACTTTGGCGAGCGCGTCATTGGTCGCTCGGGGCTTGCCAGTACTCAGCGTCGCGGCGCGGTACATCGCAACGTCACCGTCCGACATCGTACCGGAGCCGGGCTCGCGCTGAGCCGGGATCAGCTTTTCGGAGATGGACTTCATTTCCGCAAAGCCGGGGTCGAACTTGTCGCGGAACGGCAGGGCGCCCATGATCCCGCCCGTCCGGTTTTCCTTGTTCAGGTCTTGGAACCGCATGGCGTCAGAGCGTGCGCCCAAGGCGTTGCTGCTGTTCTGGCGATACTTCGACAGCTCAGTCTGAACGCCGGCCGGGATCGCCCGCCCCTCGCCTGCCGTCAGGTAGTTTGATCCGGGGGCCGAGGTATTCACGCCAGCCGAGGCTTCAGGCATGAACTTGCCGCCGCGATAGACCAGAACCGGCGCACTCGGGTCATTTGGGTTGGCGAACTTCTGGCCTTCGTAATAGGCTTGCTTGGGCATGGGTCTACCTCCCAACCGGAGCGTAACCAGGGGGTAGCGTCGTCGAGGCCGCGCCGCCACCCGCACGGGGCCGATTGGCGCTGATCATGCTGGCCGACGCCTTGGTCCCACCGATGCGCTCCATTTCCCGGTTGTGGCGCGCGTCCTCTTTGGCCTTCTCGTCGGCGCGGGCGTTGTCGGCCTGCTGGTCGCGCTGCTTCATCAGGTCGAGCAGCGTCGCGCCCTGGGCGATCACGGTGTCAAGGTTGGCGTCGGTCGGGTCGAACCCTGCCAGCATCTCGTCCGTATAGCCTCGCTCCTTCAGGTACGGAGCCAGTTGCGGAAGGGCCTTCTTGCGCTCCTCATAGGGCGAGTTGCGAAGGGCGTAGGCGACTGTCGAAACCTCTTCCGTGGCTTTTGCCGCTGCGGCCTTCTGCTGCGCCGACATCTGCGAGACGGTGTTGATCAGGTCGGTGTCGCCCGTCGCCAGCGCGGCCTTTTGAGCCCCGCCGACATCGGTCCCGGCCTGCGACAGCACGTCCTTGCGGGTCTGCGTCGCTCGCTGCTTCTCGCGGCGATCCTCCAGGCCGAAGGCCATTTCCGGATCTTCCGTCCGCAGAGCGTCAATTGCCCCATCCGGGTCCTTGCCGTACATCGCCAGCGCGTTGCGGCGGTTGGTCGAGCTGCGTTGCTTCTGGCCCGCACTGAAGGCGTTCAAGGCGTTGCCGAAGATGTCGGGTTGCTGTTGGGCTAGGCCCCAATTGATCTCAGCCATGCTTAGGCTCCCATCCACGATTCCCAGCCCGCCTGCGGACTTGTGGTAGCGGTCGTTGGCGATTTGTTGCCGTAGTAGTAGGCCAGCGCGTTCGTTCCCGTGCCGAGCAGGTTGGAGAAATTGTTGGCCGACGTCAGGGCCGCGTTGCCCTGGTTGGCCGCGTTGGAGAACAGGGCGTTGCTGGTGTTGTTGGCCGAGTTCTGAACGGCTTGGCCGTAGTTCGACGCCGCGCCTTGGCCGAGGTTGGCGAGGCTGAACAGCGCGTTTGTGGTGTTGTCGTACCGCCCCGCCTCGAAATCCCGATTGTTCAGCGCCAGGTCCGTCCCGTATGCCCGGTCCTGGTTGAAGACGTTGTCCGTCCGGTTGGTGTCGTACTGATAGGCGTTCTGGTTGTAGTTGGCCCCGAACTGTTGGTTCTGGGTGTTGAGGGCGTTGGCGGTGTTGACGTTGTTGCTGTTGAGCGACGTGTCGAAATTGTAGTTGTTATCGTAGCGGTTGCGGTCGGTGTTGAACTGACCCGTGGTGTAGTCGCGCCATTGGCCGTAATCGCCCATGGCGAGGTTCTGCCGGCGATCCTGCAACGCCTTGATGGCCGCGCCACTGTTGAGCCCGATGGTCGCCGCTGCGTTGGCCTTGACCGCCCTGTCACCCTCGGCAACCTGCCATTGGTAGTCCGGAGACGGGATGTACTTGTCGAGGCTCACGTCCAGCGTTTGGCCGTATTCCGGACGCACATAGTTTTGCGGCGTGATGGTCGTCGGCGTGTAGGTCGGAGCCTGCGTCGTCGGCGTCGGACGGGTATAGGTCGGGACCGAAGCCGCTCCAGAAAGCTGCACATCGTTGGCCGAAGTCTGAGTGGTCTGCGGCGACGTCACGGGCGCGGCGGGCGTGGTCGCCGCTGGAGCCGTGGCGGCTGGCGCGGTCGATGGCAGAGCGCGCCCTTCAGCCTGACCGTATCGGGCGTACTGGTCCGCCGCCCGCTGCTCAGGAGTGGAGCCCGTGAACCCGTAGTTAGGATCGTTCACCGCCGCCGCGACATCGGGATTGTTGGCGATGTAGGCCTTCCAGTCGGTCGTCGGCGCTGTCGCAGCCGTACCCGTCGCAGCCCCCGTCGCAGTCGAGGTTGCGCCCGGCGTGGTCTGGTTCAGGCCAAGGCGGCTCATCAGTTGCGTGATGGCCGCGTCACCCCCCGCCCGCGCTGTGGCGGTGTTGGCTTGCTGGGTGGCGAGCGCCTCACGCTGGAGCGCCGTGGTGGCGTCCGTGGCGTTCTGCGAGGCGTTGGCGGCCTTTTTCGCGGCGCTGTTGCTGGCGATCCCGCTTGCAGCAGCGCCAACAACGGCCGATCCAAGGATCGCGGCGGCGGTAGTCAGAGCCATGCCCTAAACCCTTTTCAGATAGCCGGTCTCAACTGGGATGTAGCCAGCCCGGCGGAACAGCTTTTCAACGGTGGATTGGCGGTCATTGACCTGACCGGAGAACTGGATCTTCACGGCGCCCTGCTCGACGCCCCACGCCTCAAAGGCTTCCCGGAGCGCCCGGCCATCCTGCGGAGCCCACCAGAACAGCTCAGCGGCGAACACGTAGGCCGGGTTGAAATAAACCGGCGACATCACCCCGCCGATAATCCCATGATCGGAGAGGAACACCGCTCCCACCTCAATGAGGTTGCCCATGAACAGCGCCAGGGCCTCATCATCGACGGGGATATCGTTATGGACGCTCTCAGCGTGAAAGGACTTGGCGAAGGTGACGGCGGTTTGCAGATCATCAAGCGTGGCCCTGCGGATCAAAGGCCACCCGCCACAAGCCGGGCTTCATGGTCGGCGATCAGCGCCTCCAGCTCAGCGATCTTGTTCTTGATGTCCTCATCGTTCTGCCGCATCGGCAGGGACATCTGGCCGTTCTGCTGCGTGACCGGCGCTTCGGAATAGGGAGGAAGAGCCGCCATCAGTTGGCCCTCTCGTTGTAGGTCGCCGTCCGAACGGTGAACTCGGTGTCTCCGGCATAGCGGAACTCGAAAACCATGCCGGGGCGGTCAGCCGCGCCAAGGCGGGTCCAGTTGACGTGTCTGTCGAAGTCGCCCTCGCGGCCGAGATTGACTGACGACCACGAGGACCAGTTCTTCCCGCGATCCCGCGAATAGCGCATCTGGATCTGGGGGTTTTCCGTCAGCGTCCCCATGCCCACCGAGCAATCGAGCACGACGTTCAGGATGGGCGTAGGGCTGGTGGCCTCCAAAAGGCCCGTGAACGTCCGCACAAGCGGGTTTCCGGTGTCGGCCTTCAGGGTGGACTTCAGTTCATAGATAAGGCCCGTGACGGGGCTGGAAAGCATCGGCCGGCGGCCATCCAGCATCACAGCCGCGCCGGGCTCGAAACGGTCGGAGTTGTGCGACTGCCAGACCGTCCACTGGTTGGTCGTCGCATCGAAAACCAGCGTCCAGGCTCCGACGCTGTCGGTCCCATTCAGAACGTAGAGCGTGTGACCGTCATAGGAGAAGGCGTAGCCAGTCCCCAAGGTCGAGGGGTTGACAATGGCGTCCACCCATTCGGGGCTGATCTTGGTCAGGCCGCCCGCCAGGCGCCATACACCACCAATCCCACCAACAAAGAACGCTTGCTCGTTCTCATAGATCGCCAGACCGCCGGAAATTCCGCAGCCGTAGACCGTGCCCCGCGTCCGAACGAACGGCGCATCAGCGTTTCCGGTCAGTGTCCAGATCTCAATCGAGCGAGAGCCCGCGAAATACAGGAAATCGCCCAGCGAGAAGACGTAGGAGAGGCTGTCAGGCAGGCTTTCGGCCGCCGCGAAGTCCAGAGCATCCCAGACCGTAAAATCGCCCGCTGACGACCAGTAAAACCGCTCACTGTCGGCGTCGATAACGATCGCATACCCGCCAAACGCCCAACACATGCCGGTGTTGGAGCCGTCCATGAAAGCGCGGCTGATAGGCGTGATGGCCGTGCCGTCCGTCCACGCTAGTTCGACGCCGGAAAACAGCATCTGCGTGCGCGAGGCGGTCGCGAACTGATAGGGACAGGCCCCGTTCGCGCCGATCTGGTTGGCGATACCGTCGTCGGTCAGCTTGTAGAGGTTATCGTTCTGCGTGATGGCGTAGATGTTGGGTCCAAGGCCATCGGTGGGGGCAGACCGCTGATAGATCATCAGCCGAACGCCAGACGTGCCGATGGTGGACCACACCTCATAGCCAGCCCGCGACATCAACGAGACCTGATCCTTGAGGTTGGTCGGGTCCACCTCATAGAGCATGTTAGTCAGGTGAGCCGGGACGTTGCTGTTGCGGACGTATTCGCCCTTGGCGAGCGGAAGCGCGGGCATTAGCGGCCCATCGTGATTGAGCCGGGACGGTCAAAGTCCCGCATGACCGAATACAGCGCGTCCGCCCGGTCCTTGACCCGAGCAGCGGCGGCGCTGTTGACGATGACCGAGCCCCACTCGATGGCGAGGCGGTCAGCCAGCATATAGACGATGCACTCCAGCCATTCCTGCGGAACATCCACCGTGTCGGACAGTTCAACGATGTCCGCGATGACCCGGGCGGCGGTGAAGTTGATCACCGTCGAGACGTAGGGAACCGGCCACAGGGTCAGCGTCACCGCGTCGCGGTTCTTCTGGAAATAGTAGGCGGTCGGAATGCCCGTTGCGGCCTTGTTGGGAATGGTGATGTACTGACCACGCTCCCACCGGCCTAGCGGGAGTTCGGAATTGGTCGCCCGGACGCAGCGCGCTTCGATCACATCGACGACACGCGGGTCCAGGGTCACGGTGCCGACGCTAGCGCCAAAAGTGACCGTGGACTCCTGCTGACGCCAGATGTTGCAGCCATCGGCCTCCAGCGTCTTGAGCATCATGTTCAAGGTGATGCGCGCGTCTTCGCCGTCCTCGGCGCTGACGTTTTCGGTTTTCCCCAGAACATTGATCAGGCGCAGCGCCTTTTCAACCATGTCGCGGGCGGTCATGTTGAACGCGATGGAGGTGGAAACGGTCATAGATCCTCCTCCGTCACAGTTCCGACAGGAACGATGGGCGAGATGGGCCGTGGGTTGGGAATGGGGAGGCCCTCCGGATAGACATCGGGGGCGTCCAGATATGGCGGTCGCGGGTCCCAGCACGTCACGGTGCAGACACGCAGCCCCGTCCATTCCATCGAAGTTTCGTTCGCGCGCGCCTTCTTGGCGCAACGGTCACAGGTGACGTAAACCCCGCCGGGAATGTAGCTCATCGCGGTTTGGGGACCGGTGTTACCCGGCCCCCTCTCCTGCTAGACGCCGGCGTTGCCGTACATGCAGCGCCAGTCGCCGAAGCCGGCGGCAAAGCGCATGGTGGCCTTGGCCTTGGCGTTGGCGGTGTCGAAGTCGTTGTCCTTTTCCAGGGCGACTTCACGGCGCCACAGCGACTTCGCCCCTTCCGGAACGTCGGTCTGGAGGAACCAGGCGTCGCTGTCGGTCAGGAAGTGGTTGATCGTCAGTTCCGGGATCGCGCCCAGAGCCTTGATCGCGTTGATGTCGTTGTTGGCCGTGCCTTGGCGCAGATCAGATTTCAGGATGCGCTGGGCGTTGAACGTCTCATCGGTCGAGATGATGAGGCGCTTGGTGCGCAGAGCGATCCGCAGGCCACGGCTGTTCTTGGCCTGCATCTGGACCTTCAGGCCGTCCTCGATGGCCGTTTCCGACAGGTCGGCGGCGATCAGAAGGTTGGACTGATTGCCCGACAGGGTCGGGTGAGAGGCCGAGAACTGCGCCACGCCGTCGCCGCCGACTTCGGAGAAGCCGAGGTTGATCTTGTTGGCGTGGACGATTTCAGCCGTGGTGGCGAGCGACCAGGACAGGTTCTTCGAACGACGCATCGAGACTTCTTGGTACTGGTTGTCTTCCAGTTCTTCTTCGGTCACGACATAGCCCAGACCATAAACGATGTGGGTGAACGTCGAGGTGTAACCCTCGGCGTCGGTGTCGAACTGGATCGCCGCCGCTTCGGGTTTGATCGGTGCCAGACCGAAGGTCGTGGCCTCGACGATGCGCTCTTGGTACTTGTCCGACGTACCCTTGTCGAAGATCTGCGACCACTCGGCGGGGTGGGCCTTGTAGTTGTTGCCGAAGTGGGCTTTGACGCCGGGCCACAGATCCTGAGGATGTGCGGAGCGGGTGATGATGCCAGCAGCCATGTGCTACATCCTCCCTTAAACGCCAGTCGAACCGGCGGCGCCGGTCTGAGTGGGCAGGTTGATACGGACGAGGATTTTGGCGTTGGCGCCGACCTCGTTATCGACACGCTGTTGGAAGCTATCGATGCGGAGTTGCAGCGTTGCCGTGGTCGCCTTGGTCGAGGTGTCCAACTGCCAGCCCGATTGCTTGGTGTAGGTGTTACCCGAACCAGCGATCAGGTCGGCGTTGAGGCCGATGTCGGTCACCGCCAAAGCGCCACCGACAGCGTCTTCTTGGATCTCGAACAGCAGGTTCGGATCGTCGGCCACGTAGACGTACATCGCGGTCGAGGCCGGGCGATAACCAAGCGTCTCGAACGTGCGCGTGGGCTCAAAGCCGACAATGACGCCCGTGATGCGGCCAGCGCCAGCAGCGGTGGCAATGGTGCAGGTCGGGACGCCGCCGGTGTCACCGGAACCAGCGATGATGACCGGATCGCCGTTGAACAGGGCGGTCGCGTCGGTCGAGGGAACATAGTAGCGATTGGCCGCGCCGCTGTAGGGCGCACCGCTCGCGTAGCGCACGGGCTTGAGCCCGAACGCCGAGTTGGCGTTAGCCATGGCGAGATCTCCTAGGGCTCGTAGCCCTGAGTTTTGATGGTGTTGCCGTCAGCGACATAGGTCGTGCTGTCGGCGGTGGCTTTCTTGTCGCCCTTGCGGACCAGCTCTTTCTGCTGATCCAGGATCGCCTTGGCCTTGGCCCTCTGGTCTTCTTTCCAGAACTCAAGCGGCTTGGCGCACAGTCGGGCGTAGATCGGTTGACCGGCCTGATCCTGGCCCACGGGGAGAGGCTCAACGCCCTCCACCACGTCCCAGTCATCATCGACGGTCAGGTTGTGCATTCGGCCCGGGGTGTCGTTGACCCAGCGGAACGTGCTGTCAGGGCGGGCTTGCTTGGCCTTGTCCGGAATCGCCAGCTTGAGCTGGGACATACGATCAAGGGTTCCATCGCGGCGACGACGGCGCTCTTGCGCCACTTCAGCTTGTCGGGGCGGGCGGCCCATTAGGAATTCTCCTGCCAGTAGGTTTTCGCGTAGTCAGCGATCGGGAGTTTGTATTTGCGCTGCATCTCCTCGGCGGCCCGGCGGGCGGTGGGCGGGAGATCGTTGACCCCTTTGGTCCGGGGCGCGGCCTGCGTGCTTCGCTGGCCCCCGGCGAGGGGGGGCGGGTCCTTCTGGACCGACTTGGTGGCGTCGCTGAACAGGTCCGGGAACGCCTTGCGGACGGCCTTTTCAGCTTCCGCCAGTTGTTCGGTCTGGGACTTGCCCTGCTTGCTCAGGCGTTCACAAACGCCATAGGCCAGGTCCGACGCCTCGGTATGAGTGCCGAACCACGAGTTGGTCTTTTGCCACGTCGCAGCGGGCGGTTCTTCCGCCTCAACCGCACTGGCGCGGACCTTGTCGATTTCGTCCTTGGCCCGGTAAGCGCCTTCGGCGTCACCATCGGCCACGGCCTGGTTGAAGCGTGTAGTTGCCTCTTCCAGCCGTTTTGCGACCTCGCGCTCAACGACCACGCTCTGGGTTTTCAGAATGCGGCGCGTCTCGTCGCGCAGTTCGCGTACGTCTTTCGAAAGGGAACGGTTGACGTCCACAGTGGACTTGACGAAATCCTTCGCCGGCTTCCACTTGTCGGGGTCTCCGCGCCACTTGTCCTTGGGAGACCAACCCATTTCTTGGGCGATCTCCTCGATTTCGGAAGGCGAACGGGAACTGTCGGAGCCTTCGCCCCGGTCTTGCTCTGCGGCGCCCTGCTCGATGACAGGCGCGTCGGTGTTTTCCTCAGGCGCTACGCCCGAGACTTCCTCAGCCTGTTCGGCCATGGTTCCTCGCATGAAAAAACCGCCCTAAAGGCGGCGGGGTTCTTCCGTTCGTGGAAGGCTGGTCAGGACTTGCGGATAACCGCGCACACATCTTTATCTTTGAGCAGTCGGTAGTCCCTGCCGTCGTCGCCCTTGATGATCGTGCCGCCGTACTTGGCGTAGATCACATGGTCGCCTGACTTGGGACGGGGCGGCGCATCTTCCGGCCACTCGTCGAAATTGAACGCCAGTGGAGAGACCGAAACGATCAGGCCGCGAACTTGCGCCGTCTGTTCGGTTTCCTTGGTGTTCTCGGGGATGATGATGCCGCCGGAGGTCTTGGTCTCCACCTCTTCCGGAGCGATCAGCACGTTGTATTCCACCGGATCAAAGCCGGGTTGGCAGTCCTCTAGCTTGGGAATTTGTCCCACTTGAACCTCATTCAGAAATGATGGGCTCCACGTCGTGGATGACGCAGAAGGCTTGATAGTCCGTCTCGTCGAGCGCCTTGTAGGCGTCGGCGCGCGTCCGCAGCTCCTTCAGAAGCTCCGGGTTGCTCTCACCCTGTAGCCATGAGGCTTGGGTCCATTGGTCCTGGTTCTTGGCCGCCGCCTTCAGGAAGGCCTGGCTGACCCATTGGGTTACCGGGTGGTCCTTCCATGCCTGGAATTCCTCCGACGACGGCTGCGACACTCGCGTTCTCCAACTTGATCTGCTCGGTTTGCGCCTGGGACTTGCCCGCGTCGGCCATGGCCTTCATGGCGCCGGCCTCTTCGCTCTTGGCCTTGGCGACCACTTCCGGAGGAGGCGGCGGGGGCTGGGCGACCAGAGCGTCAGGGTTCTCAACCTCAATGGCCGACAGGATGCGCTTGAAGATCTCGGCGCTGTTGGCGAAGGGCTGACCAAGGAACGGTTGCAGGGCTTGCGCCTTGGCCAGCGACTGCATCTTCGTCACGGCCGAGGGGTCGGACACCGGCTGGATGTCCTTGCCGTCGTCGTTGAAGTCGGCGTCCATGTCCGCTTCGGGATCGTCCAGCACTTCCTTGTATTCGTCGCGGTTGCCGTAGCGGCTCTCGCACTCGTACAGCAGCCGGAATTCTTCTCTCAGCGATCGGTAGATGCGCTTGTAAATCGAGGTGAAGACCTGAAGGCCCTGCTCGATCACAGCCAGCGTCGTCCCCACCGGGGCGTTGGACGGGCTGTCGCCGGTCAGGATGTCCTTGACGCTGGCAATGTCCTTGGCCGCCGCGAGCATCATGTCCAGCATTTGCATGGTCACGACGGACGGCTGCGGGAACGTCCGCTCGACGATGGCGTCCTTCAGGACCGAGCCGGGGACGTTGACGGTCTTGTATTCGCCCGGCTTCCACTTCAGCGCGGCGTTCTGACCGGCGCCTTGAAGACGGACACCCGAGGCCAGAAACCCGCCGCCCGCGATCTGGGCATGGCCCGCGTCGATCAGTTGGTTGATCGAGGTGTTGATGATCTCCGTCAGCGGGGCCAGCAGATGACCAAAGCCGATGGCGTAGAACCGCCCCTTGGGATCAGGCAGGAACGGATAGTCAACGTAGGGAACCCAGCGCTGGATCGAGATGACCCGGCCGTCCTCGCCAAACTTCACGTCCTCCATCGAATAGACGGCGTCGATCCGGAGGATTTCCGAGGTCGTTTCGTCGATGGTCAGAACGTAGGGTTCGGCGACACCGTCCCCGTCCAGATCCTCCAGCCGATGCTGCTCAAGCATCTTGCGCGGGGCCTGGTCGTCTTCGTCCTCCGGCGTCAGAATTACGTCGCGGTAGAGGCCGCTCGCCTGACGCTGGGTGATCTCATACGGATAGAGCTCGTACTCCTGCGTGATGCGGGGGCAGCGCTTGAGGCTCTGGGTGTTGGCCGGCACGATCAGATGCAGAGCCGAGACTGACTCCGACACCGGGCGGCGTTCGTCGAGGTTGTAGTACACCTTGCGAAAGCCAATCCCCGTAATGGGGATCGTGTGAAGCATCGCGTCGGTGTCGGCTTCCCAACTGTCCATCGCGTAGAAGATTTGATAGTTGAGGTACTGCTTGACCCGGTCGGCACGGCGCTGCTTGGCGGCAAAACGGTTCTGAGCGGCCTTGTTCTGCTCCATGACCTGAACGGCGGCCGGATCGCCCTGCGAAGCGGCCTGAGCGGCTCCAGGAGGCGCGGAAACCGGCGGCGTGCCGAACACCTTGACCTTGACCGCCTCGTCACCCCTGACGATAGCCGGATAAGCCCGCGCGGCAAACTGCTGCGAGGCGATGGCCAGCATCGGGTGCTTGACGTTCGATGCGTTCTGGAACGGGTAAGACTTGGTCCCCGGGTCGTCCTGAGCCGCATCGCTAAGCGCGGTCTTGACCTTGGCCTTCCACTCCGAGCGGCTTTCGTCGTCACGCAGATAGTCGCGGACGGCGTTGGCGCCCAGCGTCGCAAGCTGCGTGGCGTCCAGCATCCCCGAGATGTCACCACGGGCGGCGGCGAACTTCTCCAGCAGGCCACGGCTCGTCTGAGCCTTCTCGCCAATCTCCAAACCCTCGTCCGGGTCGATCATGGCCTCTTCGTCAGGGGCGATGGCGTCTAGTTCTTCGTCCATCAATACCCCGTGGTGCTGGAGCGGCTGGAGTCGCCGCGCTCGTCTTCGTCGTAGTAGGGAGCTTCGAAGACCGGGATGGCGAAGGTCAGGGCCGCCGCGTCGCCAAGGTCAGGCGAGAACCCGAGGCGCTCCCGGATCTTGTCCTTGGGCTCTAGCGTCAGTTCATTGTTGGAGCCGTAGCGCGTGGCTCCCGAGCCCCAGACCGCAGAACACTCGTCGGCATGGAACACGTCATCATCAGGGACCTGGACGCCCGCCGGGTTGTTGTACCAGTCGCGCTTGATGTCCCACATCTCGGCGCGGCGGTTGGCGTAAAGCTCCTCGCCCGTTGGCCCAATGCCGAGCGGGCTGGAACCGAAGTTCACCGCGTTGACGATGTGGCTGTAACCAAGCTCGACTAGCCGGTCATAGACACCCGCCCCCAAGCCACCCACGTCAACATTGACCGCGTCAGGCTTCAGCTTGCGGATCAGCGCGACGATCTTGCCGACAATGACCATGAGGCTGGTGTCGTCCCAGCGCTCACACACCAGGCCGCCAAGCCTGCGTCCGCGCCGATCGATAACGCCAGTCTTGTCCCCGCCCCGTGCAGGATCAACGCCGATGATGAGCGGCCCCATGCCGTCCACCTTGGCTTTGCGTGCGACGGACACCTTGGCCGCTGGGATGAAGCTGTTGCCGGCCGTCTGGAACGCTTCGTCAGCGGTCGCCGGGTATTCCTGTTTGAACTTCCAGCAGGGCTTGTCGTCTGGCTCGCTGATGGCGTTGGCCATGTCGCGGTTTTTGCAGAACGCCCAATAGAGCTGATCGTCGTCTAACTTGTGCGAGCGTTGGTATTCGTCCCACTCGGGGGAGGGTTGCCAATCGCTTGGCGGATCGCGCCTGTAGTCGTCACCCCAGAACCAGGCGATGAAGACCGCCTCTTCGTCACTGTCGCCCCGAGCCGCAGCGGCATAGCGCCGTTGGAAGACGTTGCCGACGCCGTTCCCTGTGCTCTCAAGAATGCGTTCGGTTCCCTGCTCATCGGCAAGGGCCTGAAACGCGCCGTCGATGTGCGTCTCGGCGTTGGGCCAGAAAGCCGCCTCCGAGCCGTGGAACAGTTGCAGGGTGGACGAGCGCCCTACCCCTTTCGTTCCCGCCGTGGCAACCGCATACGAGCAGTCGTTATCCGAGAACGACAATTCCTTGGCGTTAGCCGCCTTGGTGCGCGGCCGGATGAACGACGGGGCCAGTTCATGGAAGCGGCCGGCCATCGCGAACATGTTGTCCGTGGCGTCCTGCTCATGGGTCAGGATGAAAGCCTTGAGCCCCTGCCCACCCCACAGACGCCAGTAGAACCGCCCCTGGATGTAAGTCGAGGCCCCAAGCTGGCGCCCCTTGACGATGATGGCCCGAACCTTGCCCGTCTTGCGACGCTGCGTCTCCAGCCTGGAGTGCAACAGCTTCTGCGCCCGGTTCAACTTGAACGGCTCAACGCGACCTGACTTGGTGCGGATGAACAGGCAATTGCGGGCGAAGAACTCGAAATCGGTCTTCAGGCGAGAGAGGTTGGCCTTCTGAACGTCGCTCAGGACAGGTCGTTCAGCCAAGACCGCACGTCGATGTTGGTGTTGTTCTGGGCTTTATCGACCCATAGCCCGGCGATCTTGGCGACACGCTCAAGGGTCTGTGAAGCCGCGCCGAAGTCCTTGCCGATCTTTGCGGCCTTGATGATCGACCAACCCTCCTCAAGAAGGCTTTCGATGGTCGTTATCGTCAAGGCTGCGGCGCGCTCCTTCAGTTCGTCCAGACGAGCCCTCACCCTAGCGTCGCTTAGCAGGCGGCTAGCATTAACGTCCGTGGCTGCATCCGACTTGGTCGTGTACCCAGCGGCCCGATAAGCGTCGCGACCCGACGAGCCCTTGGCGACCTCCTGAGCGAAGATCTCATGCTTGGCGTTTTCGAGGGCGGGCACCTATTGGGCCTCCCGACGCTTGGTCAGCTCCACCTCAATCTGGTCGATCGCCTCGTTCAGCGCTTCGACGTTGCCCGACATGCCGGACGTGTTGGCGCGGGCCTTCAGCTTGGCCTTCAGTGCGGCCAGGCGCTCTTGAAGGGCTTGGGTTACGTAGTCGGCCATCCGGCCACCTCTCGGGTTAATGCGAAGCCAGCTTGCCAGACTTCAGTGCGTATGGTCCTTGGGAGGCGCACCTTTGAGTTTCCCAATCTGGCCGTTTCAACTCACCTGCTGGTATGGGCCTGAGCTAGACCACCTCCCGTATTGGGATTAGGCGCTCAGGTTGCGGAACCACTTGGCCGCCGTGCCGGTCGTGGTCGCGACGTACACGGCGGTCTTGCCCGCAGCCTGGGCGACGCCCGTAGCGGTGGCGACGGCGTTGATGGTGTCGGTGCCGGAGCCAAACACCTGCATGCTGTTGGCGGTGCTGTTGACCACGTAGACCATCTGGCCCGCGTAGGTCGGAGCCGGGAGCTTGACGCTGTCAGCAGCCGTGGCGACGGTGTCCACGCTGTTGACGATGCCGGTCAGAGCCGTTGCGCTGCCTTGACCGCCACCCGAGAAAGCGGTGATGCCGGTGACGGCAGCGCCAGACATGGTGCCGGTCGCAATGACGGCGCCGGTCAGCGGGCCATTGAAGCCATCAGCGCCGACAGTGCCGGTGCCATACGCGTTACCGAAATTGGTGTTGCCGTTCGCCATGGCGCGGCCTCCTGTAGGGGTGGAAAGGGTTTCGCTCGCTCTCGGCCAGGGCTTCTATGCTGGTGCGAGGGTGAAAGCTGCCGGGCGAGCGAAGGAGTATCCCGCCCCATGCCGGTTCAGGGCGAGGGGGCTCAGCGACCGTTGGGCTCGGAGCGGGAATCGAAGAGCCCGCCGGAGCGATGAGGCTCAAACGGCGGGCGGTTGGGAGACTTTGGAGCGCAGTTGCGCCGATACGCTCAACATAGCCTAGTGGTTCGGACTGTCAAGTGGCGCTAGATGTGGTTGGTGGAACCAGCATAGGCCCTATGGTTTTTGGGTCTTTGAGGTCGGCGCCTTGCCAGCCTGGAGATAGCCACGCTCGGCCGTTCCAATATTTTACCATCCACTCATCGGAATCGTCTCCTAATGGATCGTCATGATGGTTGACCCAGTAGTAGCCTTGGGCGCGGTCGGTTTGCGGCAACGGGATCTCAAGCCCCGCTAGATGTGTGGCTATTCAACCAGAACTCAGCCCTATACGTTTCGGCGCTTACGGCGTGAGTGGACACCCAATGTTGCATCGCCACGCCAGCATGCGATCGTCCGTCTGGTCGGCGCGAAATGCCAGCTACCGCCTCGATGGCCAAAAACGCCAACTCTCGTTCCGCGTCCGTCAACTACACCTCCATCCGGTAATGCACCGCCAACAGGGCCAGCGCGTTCGTCAGGCGCTCCTTGTGGACGGGAATGGCGTGCTTGGCTCCGGAGATAGCCAGAAGGGTCTCACCGCGTCCACAGACCGCCTCAACGATCATGACGAGGCTTTTCAGGTTGGCAAGGGCGTCACGGTGGATGGTGGACAACTCACGGCGGGCGATGGCGTCTCGCGCCTCGGCTGCGGTGACGGCGCCGCGAACCGTCTCGCTGTTGCCGCACTTCATGCCCGAGCCCCAGGCGGTGCGGTAGGTCTCGGCGTACTTCTCCCCGGCATTGGCTAGGGCGCGGTCTCCGGACTTCAGGTAGGCTTCGCGGGCTAGGTCCCAACCGTCGAAAACGCGGGCGGGCTTGTCGCGCTCTCCCCGCTTGCGGTCTGGCTGGCGGATCTCATCGCCGCGAACGAGGCGCAGGGCGATGGTCTCTGACTTTCCGGCCTCTACCTCGTGGTATGCGGCCTTCGCCCGTCGTGTGCGCTCGGCTTCAAGATTCTCGCGGCGCTCGATCAGAACGAGGTCGGCTCGATGTCGGCTCAATGGCTTGGCTCCGAAGGTCTGCGTTCACGTTCTCTCCCTCGGATCGCTTTGGTTCCCACACCGAAGCGCTTGGTTAAGCTATAGTGGTTCGGCGTTTTGCACTAGAGTTTCGCCTTAAAACTACCGTTTACCTTTTGGGTTAAAAGCCGCTTTTCATGTTTTTTTGTCTGGCATCCTCGCCATTTTTTCCGTGGTGGTTCCGAAGTTATGACCTAACTCAAAACCGAACACGTGGCGGGGCATATCGTTCTCGGGAACGCCAGTGATCTTGCGAAATTCGCTTTGTAGCCGCTCGATCTCGGCGGCGGCCTCGTGTAGGGCAGCGCGCATTTTCATGGCGTGCCTTATCTTCTGAAATTCGGAGATCTCATATTGATCCGCCAGCGCTCTCAGGCTCTCTGGTGAGATGGTCATCCGTCCATTGTTCCTGTGATTGAATGCGCCGGGCGAAGCTTCTTGATGAGGCGTCGGGCAAATTGCGCGTGAGGTTCATGCGACGCTTCCCAAAGCGCAATTTCTTCCACGATCTCCTCGACCAATGCGGGGGCAGGTTCAACATCCACAACGCGCTCCACGTACGCTTGCGACACCGGTACAGGCGCACATGGCCTGAAGTTCATCCCGCCAATCCGCCTGCCGCATATCGGGCACGGGTGGCGGCGGTCGCCGGGCTGAATCATTTCTTCGTTGTCGGCCACATGAAACCCAACGTATCCGATAATCACGATCGTCAGGCAGATCCAGAAAACGTCGCTCATCGTCCTGCCCTTTGATCGGCTAAAGCTTGCATGGTGGGGATGGTCATGCGCTCGGCCTCGTAAACCCAGCAAGAAGCTTGGCAACGTGCGCCTTCCTCGTCTCAACGTCGGCTTGGGCGATAACTTTGGGAGGGAGCATCTTGGCAACGCGGCGAGCGCGCGAGAGCGCCTTGATTATAGGCTCGGCCCTCTTGGTCGCCAACGCCTTAAGCGGTCCAGGCTTTGGGAAAAACTCAGCCCCGGGCTGGCCCGCGTAGTCATTCACAGCCTGCGCCAGAGCCTCAGCCGGGATGCCGGAAAGCTGGTCGATGTAGAGTTTCCAGAAGGCCGCCGACTTGGCCGCCTCGCCAATGCCGTAGACCAAAACCAACGGCTGTAGCGCGGCGCGGACGGATTGGGCTCCACATGGCGCCGCGACTGCCGTCAGGGCCGGAACCGATGCTCTCGCCTCGGCGTGCAGGGCTGGGCTTTCGACAATCGCCTGAAGCTCCAACTCGGCCGGCAGGTCACTCGCAAGCCGCTGCCATAGCCCGGTCGATATCCGACAGTCGGTCAAGGTACGCGGCTTGCTTTCGGTCTGGGTAATCAGTTCTGACATCGCGACCTCCTCGGCCATGGTTCTGGATTTCTTGAGCGGCCGGAGCTCCGGCTAGGCGTCGGTCCCGCGCCTCTCGGATTGCCTCGGTGAAATACCCCCACTGGCTGATCGAGTTTGGTCTAGCCCTCGCGCCACGGGCTCGGATGACCGCCAGCACGTCGGCGTTGAGGTCGCACGGCGGTGCGCCGTCCTTTCCGACCCGGCCAAGCGCCAAGATCGGGGCGAGAACCATCAGGTTCGGGGCAATTGCGGCGAGGCCTGGTCCAGCGGCTTCCCGCAGCGCGGCCTCTAGGCGGTCGAGGTAGGCTCTGCTTGGCGGATCGCTCTCCGGCCAATCAATCGCGCCCATGTCCGTTCGCTCGTCCGTGCGCTGAAGTGTAGTTAGGTTAAGTCTATCTACTGAGTTAGAAGTTATATTCTCTTCTCGCGCGCACGAGGAAGCGTCACTCGTTACGCTTTGTGACGTCACTGTTACGTCACGCGTTATGGTTGGTGTTGCGTCACGCGTTACGTCACCGTTACGCTTTGCGCGGTATTTGGCCTGCCTTTCAGCGGCGGCGGTGCGTGGCTTTTGCGCGGCGCATGGCGTCTCGTTCGCCTCTGCAACATCTGCGATGTCGGCAGCGCTAAGGCCCTTGGCGGCCAGCAAGCGGATTGCGGCGGCGGAAAGGCTCACGCAGCCACCTCAACCGCCTGTTCCGCCTTGGCGTTATCTGCTAGCAAAACCCGATAGTTCGGCTGTCCAGCCTCTTTCCATGGCCTCTGATGGCCCTTCCATTCAAAGCCGGTCGAAGCAGAGCGTAGGCCATGCAGGATTGAGGTGTGATCGCGGCCTCCGAACCACCCGCCGATCTGCGAAAGGCTGGGGGGCGCTCCCTTGATCTCAAGCTCCATGACGATGCGGGCGTAAGCCGCAAAACGAGCATGGGCGTGGCGTCTGGCGCGCGATCGCCCTGTCAGGTCTTCTGGACGCAAATCATATTCAGCGGCGACCTGATTGATAATGGCCTGAACCCTTGGCGGCCGATTGGTGATCTTATGAGCCACGTCAGAATTCCTCTGATTTCCAGGCGCCCTTAACGGACTGGACGCCAATGAACTGGAATGGGAAAAGAGCCGCTGCGACCTTGATTTTCACGCGCGCGTCGTCCTCCCAGAACCCCTTCACCTCGTGCATTTCCAGTTGTCCGCTGGTCAGCATCACGGCAAAATCGGGGGTGTAGAAAGTGTTGTCAGCCAGCCGAAGCTTCACGCCCTCAAAGGCATACCAGGCCACTTCACCGGCCCGCTTCCGAAGCTCCAGATGGTCGCCGTAAGCGCCTTCAGTCTTGTTCTGCTTGCCAGCCTTCATGCGGCCGAGGGCGTAGTGCTTCACCGGCCAAGCCTCAGGGCTTCACAGGTCAGCGACCGAGCCTTCTGGAATGCCCGGTGTTCGGCCTGGGTCTGCCGCTTGTGCTGGGCAAACCTCAGATCCTCGATTGCCCGCTGACGCTCCTTCTCCAGGTCGCCGGTCAACAAGCTATGGAGGTGGGGAAACCGTGTTTGAATGGTCATGGAAACACCCATGGGTTCAGGCTCCGCAGGCGTGAAGGACGGCGAGCCAGAAGACGGCGCAGAACGCCACAACAGAGATGCGGGGCCAGTGGGGCCGAAGAGGCGGACGGGCCGCAGTCGCGATAATGCTAATACTCATGGTCTATTCCCCTTCCGAGCCAGCCGCGCGATTGCGGCGTTGACCATTCGGAGCCCAAGAGCGGCTCTCCTCTCCCCCGACTTCGCCAGCCATCGGCCGATCGAAAGCAGCGAGAACGTCCATGGCGCGCGACTCCACCGCCTCGCGGCGCGCGCGAAGCTGAACGAGGTTCTGATGGGCATTTTCAGCCTCTGTGATGATGGCGTTGAGGCGGCGCTCTTCGTATTGCTCGAACGTTTCGCCGGTGATGGTTGCGCCTAGCGCCTGGATCAGAGACCAGCCTTCAGCGCGTATGGCCTTGGTCAATGTCCGCTCGGAACAATGCCCTTTGACCACGTTGGCGGCTGTAGAGGCGTCGATGCTCCATTGGCGGGATAGGTGCTTGGCAGTGTCACGCGGGTAGCGTTGGCGAACGAGCGCGGCCATAGCCTCGCCTATGCCAAGGCTGAACAATTGCTGATCCAAAGGCAGGAAACCCATTTTGAGTTGAGCCATCATGTGAAGGCCTCAGAAACGGGGGTTTCAGCAAAGGACAGACGGGAATGAAGGCCGCCGAACCGAGTTTTCAGCTCATGCTGAGAGACCTGTTCTCGGCGTTGGAAAGTGACCGCAAGGCCCTGGAAAGCCCCGAACGGGCTGGACAGTTTCGTGTTGCGGCTGAAGCGTACAGGGAGGGCGCACGCGAGCGGTTGCTTGCGGGGCTCGATCACGCGGAATGATGATGGACGAGAAACCGGCCGGGAAGCGTTGGCGCGCAACCCGGCCTTCGTCGTTTTTACTCGCCGGGCAGCTTGATGCGGCTCGGTTTGAAGACGCTGCGATTGATCGCCATGAACGCCTGTTCCAGACTGGTGCGACCGATGGCCAGCCATCGCTGATCGATCTCCGCACTTTCCTTCATTTCGTCCAGCTTGCGAAGCATGGCCTCTTCGGCACACTTCATCTCGTTGACCAGATCGACGCTCGCTTGGCTCTGGGCGCGATAGCCCGAGACCGGCAAACCAGTATGCGAAGCCGAGGTTTCTCCGAGTCCGGAATTGATGTTCGAGGGCGGAAGTCGCTTGCCATCCATCTTCATTCTCCCCGCGCCGAACCCGCGCGGCTGGGTGTTCCGGTTGGTCGGAATGGGAGTGGCCCGACGCGCCACCGGGGGAGAGTGTCAGCGTCGGGCCTTGCGTGCGAGCACTCGGCGTTGGGCACGCCATCTCGCACGCGCAACCGCTGCCGGGGAGGGTTTCAGCAGCGGTGTTGGGATTTGTTTGCGCGCCCATCACGGTCAGAACCCGTTCTGGGCTTGCGGCGCGGGTGTGACAATCTGTCCACTGCGCGCAATGGTCGAGCTTGCATTACGGTGCGTCCCAAAAGGCAAGCTGGGGGGCATACCGATGCAGCCGCATTCAATGCGGACACGCTTTCTCGTGCTCGACGAGATGGTGCTGGGGCTAGCCGGGGGGAAAAGAGGCAAGCGGTGCGGCAAGATCAGCCGAGCGCTGGACCTGACACTATCCAAGCAAGATCCCGTGGACGGACCAGCAAGCGCCCTACGGCACGACCTCAGAACAGCGCTGCACGCAAGGTGCGTCGTCTGTCCGGTCAGATGCAGGGAGCCGCTGGGGTAGGTCATGCCGCGCGGCCGGTCTTCAGGGCCTCAATGGCGTCCTTGATGCGGCGGAGCGTCTTCGTGTTCGGCTCGATGCCTGCATGACGCCAGCGCCAGTAGGTCGTGCTGGCAACTCCAGCTTCGGCCAAAACCTTGGACATGCGGACCTTGGCTTTGGAGGCGAGAGCTTCAAGCTCGGTGACTTCGGGAGCGATTTGCATTGTGCAAGTATGTGCACGCGTGCACGTTCGTCAAGCGAAAATGCGTGCACCTTTGCTCAAAGCCAACGTGCACTCTTTTGGGCTTTAATCGAGCCTATGAAAATGCCCCGCTCAAATGCGCTCGTCGAATATCGTCGCGAGATCAGCCGCTACCTGCTGAAGGTGTCCGACGAGACCGGCCTGAAGAACCAAGCGTTGGGCGCGCTTACCGGCGTGGCGCATACGACCATCGGCCGAGCCAAGCTCATGAAGAACACGATGGATTATACCACCCTACTCTCTATTGCCGAGAAAACAGGGGTTTCGATCCCCGACACGCTGGAGAAGGCCGCCAAGCGCCATAAGGATGGCGTGGCGTCTAATGATCAGCTCACCGCCCGCGCCCGCGCTCTGGTCGAGGATCTGAGAACCGCTAGCCCAGAAATCCTTGACGAGGTGGCGGCGATCCTGCGGAGGAAGTCGGCATGAAGCGCGCCCTCCTCGCCCTTCTCACCCTAACCGGCTGCGTGTCCACCGATATGAAGGGCATGATGGGCCAGCCGGTTCAGGAGTTGGTTTTGAAGTACGGGCCACCCGACCAGGTGGTTGATATGCCGGATGGGTCGCGGGCCTATCAGTTCCGGCAAGGCGGCGGATCGGTGATTTTGCCTGGCGCATCGCAAACGACCTTTCAGTCCTACGGCGCCACAGCAACCGCCAGCACAACCTCAACCCCTGCCCTAGCGCTAGATGCGCCGGGATGCCGCCTGACATTCATTGCACGGCAAGACGCGGCCGGCTGGTTTGTCCGCGATATTCGCATTCCCAAAGGCTTGGTCTGCTAGGACAAAACTCTAGCCGCTAAAGAGCGTGCACGATTTTCCGTGCTTGCGTGCACTTTCCTGTTGCACGTCAACGTGCACGCGTGCACAGTGCCTTCACCAGCCAATCACGGCGGTGGAGAAATTCAATGGCTTTTCGTCAACTTCCAAAGGCCGCCTTTGGTGGCAAGGCCGCCACTAACCCGACGGTGGCAATCTACAAGAACAACACCGTTTTTTCGGTTCCAGCCTCTCTGCTGGCTCGCGCCGGACTTTCCAGCAAGTCGGGCGAAAAGATCACCATTCTGGTCGGTGAAGGCGATGATGCCGGAGCTATCGCGGTGACCAACGGCGCTGATTTCACCCTGATTTCGAACAATGGCTCCCACGTAACCCTTCGGTTCAATTCCGGCCGCCTTGGGCGTTCGCCTTCATACAAGGCCCGCCCTCTGGCCTTTGAAATTCAGGACGGCGCCGTGATCCTGAACATGCCTTCCGACTTTCCATGGAAGGACGCCGTGAAGCCGCAGGCCCCGGCCGCTCCCGCGCGCCGCGTCATCACCGCCATCGGGGCTGCTGCCTAGCGGCAGCCCAATTTCCCTCGTCGCTTGAGGACAAGCCACATGGCCCACCCAGCCTTCCACAGCCCCAGCCTTTCGGACGCGCTCGCCGCCTTGGACGCGCCGCGCGCTCCTCGCCAGCCGATCGCCCGCTCCACCCCTGAACAGATGGCCGCCGCTCGCGCTGCTGCCTACGCCACGGTTCGTCACGATGGCCTGATGGCCGGTGAGCGCCTCGTCAACGGCGAGGTCTACGTCTTCAACGCGGACAGCCGGGATGCGGATATCGAAGCCGCTCTGGCTGGCCTCAAGATCGCGGCGGAATAGCCATGAGCGCGTTCACCGACGAACAGCGCGCCAACATTCGCGGGGGATACCATCCAGATTGCGGGTTAGCTGAGGTTTGTGCCGCATGCGGTGCGACCGAAGCTCCCGGCGGTGGAGCGTGTCCGCACCGTGTCTCGGAACTGGCAAACGATCTTTGGGTTGCCGCTATCCGTCACGATCACAATGCTGATCCGCAGAAGGTCCTGCACGTTGCGACATCAAGCGACGCAGAGCTTTTGGACCGTGCGGCACGCGCTGTTTTTGCAACCGCTCTGGCGTGCCGCTGATGACCCCCCGCCCCACCGTGGCCGAGAGCCTCGCAGCGCAACACCGCGTCATGACGATGGACGTTCAGTCCTGCACGTTCGGATGCAGCATCGCGCACACCGATGGTCATCACTGGCAGCTCGCATCTGACCAATCGAGCCCGATGTTCGCACCGGCCGTCTTTCGGTCTCCGCAAGCAGCCTTCGGCGCCACACAGATGGCCAAGGAAGTGACCGAAGCTTTCTTCGCTCGTGCGTCGAAGGCGGTGCGGTCGTGACCCGCTTCCTCTCCCTCACCCCCTCCTTCCTGACCACCGTTGCTGTGGTTGGGGCCTTCTGTGCTGCGCTCTGGAGCGTCTGAAATGGCTAAAGCTAAAACCGCCGAGCAACCCGCTCCCGCCGCCATGGCCTCCGCGATCAAGGGGTTCGATGCGAACTTCAAGTGCCGTGGATATCAGTTTGCGGTCGGCGAAACCTATCACCACACCGGTTCTGTCGTCGCCTGCCATTCAGGCTTTCACGCCATCACCGATCACCCACTAGCGGTGTTCAGCTACTATCCTCCGGCCGGGTCGCGCTTCTGCCGCGTGGAGGTCGGCGGCGCAACGCACACCGACGACAACGTCAAGGTCGCTGCTGAAATCCTCAAGGTTGGCCAAGAACTGAGCCTGCGAGATTTGACCCTGGAAGCGGTCAAGTGGGTCATGGATCGCGCCACGCTGGAAGGCCTCGTCGCCGTCAAGGCGAATGGTCTGGCCACGGCGAGCGGCACTCGGGGCGCGGCCACGGCGAGCGGCTATCGGGGCGCGGCCACGGCGAGCGGCTATCGGGGCGCGGCCACGGCGAGCGGCGATCAGGGCGCGGCCACGGCGAGCGGCACTCAGGGCGCGGCCACGGCGAGCGGCGATCAGGGCGCGGCCA